GAGAGCAAGGCCAAGCAGGAGCTGGAGCTGAAGCACACTCAGGAGATCGTCTCGATTGTGGCCAGCACCCTTGGGCTCAGCAATGAAGACGCCGAGCAGGCCATCGTGCGCGCGGCCGCAACCATCGCTGCATACAGCAGGATCGAGGAGGCGGCATGAGCAACGCACTGGCCCTGATCACGGGCGACATCTACGGCGCCAAAGACGCCTTCGAGTCGGTCCTGTCCGACCGCTCCATCAGCTTCGAGCGCGAGGCTGAGTTCGCGATCCAGATCCTGCAGCAGAACGACTACGCGCTGGGCCTGGCCACCAAGAACCGGCAGTCGGTCATCAACGCGGTGACCAACGTGGCGGCCATCGGCATCTCGCTGAACCCAGCAAAGAAGCAGGCCTACCTCGTGCCGCGCGACGGCAAGATCTGCCTGGACATCTCGTACATGGGCCTCATCGATCTGGCCACCGCGACGGGGTCGATCAAGTGGGCCAAGGCGGCGATCGTGCACGTCAACGACCGCTTCACGCTGAACGGCTACGACAAGCCGCCCGAGCACCAGTTCAACCCGTTCGGCGGCGACCGCGGCGATCCGGTGGGCGCCTACGTTGTGGTGAAGACGGCCGACGGCGACTACCTCACCGAAGCCATGAGCGTGGCCGAGATTAACGACATCCGAGATCGCTCGAGCGCCTGGAAGGCCTGGATTGAGAAGAAGAAGAAGTGCCCGTGGGTCACGGACTGGGGTGAGATGGCCAAGAAGACGGTCATCAAGCGCGCCCACAAGACGTGGCCAAAGACCGAGCGCCTGGATCACGCCATATACCACCTGAACACCGACGGCGAGGAGGGCCTACACGAGCTTGCCAACAGGGCCGCGCCGGCTGCCAACGACAAGCCTGTGTTCGACCGTGCCGCGTGGATCGAGAAGGCGCAGAAGGCCGCCAGCGCGGCGGAGCTGGAGACCGTGTGGAAGCAGGGCGCAGACGCCGCGCGCAAGGCCGCCGATCGCGAGGGCTACGACAAGTTCAAGACCATCGTGACCAACGCCGGCGCGAAGCTGAAGGCCGTCGATGCCGAGGTGAAGGAAAGGGGTGACGCATGAAGCACGGCAACGCCATCACCGACCTGCACGCAGCCCTGGCTCATGCGGCGTACGAGGGCTTCAGCCCGATCAAGTACGAGGACCGCGACTGGGAGCACTTCCGGAAGACCAAAGAGGATCTTCGCATCAAGAAGACGCGCCGCCCCGCCGACGACGACATTGAGGTGCACGCGATGTTCGCGCAGGCCTGGGGATCGACCGCGCTCGGGTTTGGCGGCCTTGGCGGCCAGGCCATCACCGTCGCCTACACGACCGTTCTGCAGTCCGGCGCCGAATTCTGTGTGTACTTTGCTGGTCGCTTTGCCTACAGGGTGACAGCGCCGCGCGACCGCTTTTTCTACGACATCGCTGCGCGCCGCATGGCAGACGTCAGGGATCACCAAAAGTACGTTGAGAAGGAGGCCGCATGATCCGCCTCACCACCCCGACCAGCAGCGGCTACGTCGAGCACTACGTCGCGGCGCAGGCCATCCTGCGTGTCACCGAGGCTGGCGCGAGCAGTCAGTGGCACGGCATCCGCTCGATCGTGCGCACGTCGGACGGCGCCGTCCTGGAGTGCAGCGAGACGGCCAAGTCGATCTTCGAGGCCATCGGCCGAGTGGAGGGTGTATGAGCAGCGTGAACACAGGTGGACCGGCGTTTCCATTCTCGCCATCACCCACGCATTTTTCATCTAGTGGCATGACCCTGCGCCAGTACGCGGCCATCAAGCTGCGCGTGCCCAACAGCGGCACCGACTGGCTGGATGACATGATTCGCACCAGCCTGCGTGACGACCTTGCGGCGAAGGCTATGCGGGGGTTCATTGCATGTCCAAACACACAAGGCGAACCTGAAGGCATTGCGACTTGGTGCTACATGATGGCCGACGCCATGCTGAAAGCGGGGGAAGCATGAGCGACATCATCGAGCAGGGCAGCCCCGAGTGGCTGGAGCTGCGCCGAGGCCTGGCCACGGGCAGCCACTTCGCCGACGTAATGGCCAAGGGCCGCAACGGCGAAGAGTCCACAACGCGCCGCAACTATCGCATGCGCCTGGCCCTCGAGGTCGTCACCGGCAAGGTGATGGCCGATGGGTTCAAGGGCAACGCGCACACCGAGCGCGGCAAAGAGAAGGAGCCGTTCGCGCGCATGGCGTACGAGGCGATCACCGGCCACATGGTCGAGGAGGTGCCGTTCGTCAAGCACAAGTTCCTCGAGTGCGGCGTGTCGCCCGACGGCCTGATCGGCACCGACGGCATGGTCGAGTTCAAGTGCCCGATCCCAGCCATCCACTGGGAATACCTGCAGCTCAAGGGCGCGCCGCCGTCTGAGTACAAGTGGCAGATCTACGGCGAGCTGTGGATCGCGGGCCGCGAGTGGAACGACGTGGTGTCGTACTGCGAGGACATGCCCGAGTCGCTGCAGACCCACATCAACCGCGTCTACCGCGACGACAAGATCATCGCCGAGCTCGAGGCCGGCGTCAGCAAGTTCCTGGCGGAGGTGAGTGTCACCGCCAAGGAGATCCGTGACCTAGCAAGCAAGAGGGCAGCATGATCAACGAAGAGCATGTGCGGGCTCGCGCCAGCGACCCCGTCACCAGTTACATCGCAGCCGGCGCCGCTGACGGCCTGGCCCGGCGGCACGCAGAGAGAATCCTGGAGTGCTTGTCCATGGGGCCCCTCGGCAAAGACGGCATCGCCCACGTCACCGGACTGGACGGCGTGGCCGTGGCCAGGAGGCTTCCCGAGCTGCAGCGCGACGGCCTAGCTGACGTCACCGGCAAGACGGCGGTGTCACGCACCGGCAGGCCAGAGCGCGAATGGGCAAGCACTGCATGGCTGAAGCGCCAGCAGTGATCGATGCCGACGGCATCCTGGATCACCTGGCAAGCCTGGCCCAGATGCCCGCGTGGAAGACGTACGCATGGCACGCAGCCAAGCGCTACGAAGAGCTCGACCCCTATCGCTGCAAGGGGATGCAAGAGCGATTGAAGCAGCGCATGACGGAGAGGAAGCAGTAGCAATGAAGTTGGCAGTTGTCGGTCGGGTCACGGAGACCCGGCCAATCGAAGGCGCAGACCGAATCCATCAGGCGTTCGTGTCTTGCGGCGAAGAGGGCCTGTGGTCTGGGGTCGTTGGCAAGGACATCAGCGCGGGGGACTCCGTCGTCGCGTTCCTGCAGGACGCCGTGCTCCAGCCCGGGCCGCGGTGGAGCTTCATGGAGAAGCACAAGTGGCGCGTGCGCATGGCCCGGTTCAAGGGCGTGCCCAGCGAGTGCGTGATCGTGCCGGCCGGGGAGGACGAGCTGGCCATGCCGCCGGGCACCGACCTGACCGAAGTGCTTGGCGTCAAGAAGCACGAGAAGCCCGTGCCGGCCGCGATTGCGGGCGACGTGCGGGGCAACTTCCCGAGCTTCATCCCAAAGACCGACGAGGAGAACTTCCAGCGCGTGCGCAACCTGGAAGAAATGATGACCGGCTGGGACTGGGTTGCCACCGTCAAGTACGACGGCACCAGCTGCACCGTGTGGAACGACGACGAAGGCATGCACGTCTGCAGCCGCAACCTCGAGCTCAAGGAGTTCACCGAGAGCGGCAAGGGCAACGTGTACTGGCAGGCGGCGCGCAAGTACGGCCTGGAGCGCATCCCCCGGGGCTTCGCGCTGCAGTTCGAGGTGTGCGGGCCGGGCATCCAAGGCAACCCACTGGGCTTGTCTGAGCTCGCGATCGCGGCCTTCACGTTGCACCACATCAGAGGGGATGGGCTCGGCCGCGCTCACTTCGGCACCCTGGTTCACATGTCCATGGAGTTCGACATACCGCTGGCCGAGATCGTCGCGACCGGCCACGGCTACGCGGACCCCGACACGCTGCGCATTCTGGCCGACGAGGCGCGCTACCCGAACGGGGAGCAGGCCGAGGGCGTGGTCGTGCGCAGCATCAGCAGCAACTGGTCGGTGAAGTCGATCAGCCTGAACTACAAGGACGCCTGAATCGGACGGCGCCCCT